GCCGATTGGGCTGTTGAAAAAACCGATCAGTTTGGACCAGTTCGTTACGCCGTCCGCATCCAGTTTCACCAGTGCACTCACCATGCTGCCCACACCTTTGGCCACGCCCCCAATGCCCGCCGCGGCAGGCCCCAGCAGCACTAAGGCCCCCGCTACCTTCACCCAGTTGCTCTGCGTGGTTTCATCCAGTTTCCCGAACTCAGTCGCCAATTCGCCTATCTTTTCAATGACCGGCTGCAGCGCCTCCCCAACGTTTACCCCGACATTGGCGCCGGCGTTTTCAACAGCATTAAGCGCCATGTCCTGCTTTGACTGCATCGTGTCATAGGCAATGGCGGCCGCTTCGGCGAGCTCTGTATTGGCCCCATAGGCTTCTTCCGCGCCGGCCATAAAGCCCCTGAATAGGTCAGGGTTCTTCGCCGCTGTCGCCGTCAGGTTGCTCATGCGGACTTCCGTGATGCCCAGGGTGTCCAGCAGCTGCAAGACCGATTCATCTCCGGACAGCGCCGCCTGGTGGAGACCCTCAAAAAACGCGAGCGCGGCGTTCCCCGGGTCCTTCGACCAGCCCGCCATGAAAGCCTCAGCACTCAGCCCGCTGGCCGAGGCAATCCCGTCCAGCGCGACCATGGCCGCGACCATGTCTTTGACTTCCGCTTTTGTTTTGTTCATGCTCTCAGCCATGCCCTTGACCCAGTCGCTGTCATCGGCCGCCAGCTGAATATCCCGGACGCTCATCCCGGCTGTGTTTGTATTCTCGGCAAATTCCTTCATCGCGCCGCCGCCGACCTCATTGGCCAGCTGCATCTTCTTCATCAGCTTGGACATGGCCGAGCCGCCCGCCTGGGATTCAATGCCCATGGACGCAAAGCCGGAGGCCAGCGCGAGGATTTGCGTTGTCGAAAAGCCGGCCAGGCTGCCGGTTGCCGCCATGCGCTGGGACATGTCAAAGATTTCGCCTGTGGTGGATACGCCTTCGTTGCCCAGCCACAGCAAAGCAGATGAAAACCTGTCAATGTTATCCACGCCGCCCTCTGTGGCGTTTAAGAATTTTATAACCCCGGAGGCCGCGCCTTCCGCGTCGATATCACTCGTTGCGGCCAGGTCAAGCATGTATCCCGTCACCCGCTCCAGTACGTCCCCGGCAAGGCCGGCCCTGGCCAGCGAGCCCATGACGCCGGCAGTCTCGATAAAGCCGGCCGGCCTTACTTCTGACATGTCCTTCACGGTGTCATACATGATCACCATTTCATCATCCGTTTGCTTTGTCGCGATCTGTATATCCGCCATCGCTGTTTCGTAGTCTTTGGCCAGGTTAAAGCTCTTGATCCCCAGCGCCGACAGCGGCCCGCCGATATACAAAGAAAACTTCCGGCCAAACCTTTGCAGGTTCCCGCCAAAAGTCTCCAGTGTTGAGCCCAGCTTCTGCAGGCTAATTTGGTTCAGCGCCTCAATCGCAGTCTGTGTGTTTTTAGCGGCGGCTTCCGCATTGTTCAATTGCTTTTCAAGATCAGTGACATTGCGTGCGCCTTGTAATTTTCCGGTATCAGTTGTTGCTCCCGCCAGCGCTTCTTTTGCCTTTTCAAGCTCCGCTGCGATGGTGGCGACTTTCGTTTTTTGCAGGTCAAGCGTTTCCGTCAGCGCGTCCATCTTCGCCTTGCGCCCGGCCATGGTGTCAGTCCAGCTGCCGGCGCCTGCCGTGATGTTGTTAAACTCGGCCTCGACGCCCTTGATCTGCTGATTGATATCCCTGCAGGTCTTAGAAAATGTCCCGGCCTCCATGCTCAGGACTACAACCAGCTCTCGTACGCTCTCAGCCATCCTCGTTCACTCCTTAAAATATCCAGTCCTCGACTGTCATTTCTTCCTGCGGCGGGTGCAGCTCGCTCAGCTGCCACATCTTGATGCGGATGTACAGGCAGACATCCATCTCATCAACTATTTGCGGCGCAATGCCTTTTTCAAGGCAGTCCGAATATATGCGAAGCGCGAGGTCGCGGTAGGCGGTTTCGCTGTTTCCGCTGTCTTGACTGACGGCTTCGCTGTCGTAGGGAAAGCGGTAATCGCCTCCGTCACCTGCATCTGCACAGCGCGGATGGCCACGCCGATGTCCCGGATGATGCTGTCAGCGCCATAGCCGTCCAATAGGTCCTCCCGGCTGAACTGTTCCCCGCAAAAAATAACAAACCAGTCCAGCAATGTGTTCATCGCCTGTTTGATGTCCTCGGGCGGCGTTTCAATCACTTCGCCTTTTAAGGATGCCTGGGTGACCAAATTGATTTTGTTGAACATATCCAGAGCGGGCTGCATCTCATACAGCGCCCGCGGCGTGACTTTTTTAACCGTGTAGGTTTTGTCTTTGACGGTGATGGTAAACATGGTCCCTCCCCTGTGGAAAATAAAGGGAGACCCCGAAGAGTCTCCCTTGGCAGATATCGTTCTTTGGTTTATTCCCCGATGATGACCACAGCGATTTCGCTGTATACATCCCTGAATCCGGCCTTGCTGGCCTTGGCAAAGAAGTAGTGGGTTCCCGATGCGATACTGGTCGGGATGGTCAGCGTCCCGCCCTTGTTGCCGGTGTAGTCAGACTGTTCAGCGCCGGCGTAGGTCTTGCCCGCGGCCTTGTACCACTGGTAGGCGGGTGTCTGGGTGCCAAGCACAACCAGGCTGCCGCCTGCGTTTTTGGCCAGGTACTTGTCAAGTGGCTGGGTGGTGATTTGGATGTCGCCCGCCGCGGCCGGGTTATAGGGCGCGTCAAAGAAGGTCGCCTTGGCGCTTGAGAAGGCGGCGGTATCATCGTCGACAAAATACTGGTACTTGCCGGCGTAAACTGTCGGCACGACTTCCCAGTCAATGGTGGACGTTTTGCGGTCCACTTTGTCGCCTTCCTCCGTCGCGTGTTCGTGCTCGCCCGAGCGTTTGACCGGGATGCATTTCAGCAGCCACACATAGCGGAAGGAGCCGTCAGCTTTTTTGCTTTTGTAGCCAAAGGCACGATAGGGCGGAACGTCATTGTTGGCCGCGACCACCACACCGTTGGCGTCTGTCGCGTGGCCGAAGAACTTCGCCTGCCACAGGGGCGGCACGTCCGTCAGCTGCATGGAAAAGCCCAGTTTGGGCAGTGGATACAGCCGGTCAAATTCAGCGTCATCCGCGTATTGTACATCCGCCTTGCCGCTGTCATCTGTGATTTTGACATTGATAGAGCCGATTACTGCCTCGACAGGCCCGTAGGTCGTCGGCGATGATGCGGCATCCGTCAGCAGCTGGGCCGTGACCAGGTCTCTGAGTCCGATGGTTGATTTAGACAATGTATTTCACCTCATGTTTTCTATTTTAGTTTATCTGTCAGTTCAGCCTTGATAATCTCATAGGCCTCTTCCTGCTTGGCGTCAAAGGCCGGCGCCAGGAAAGGATGCGGGCCGGCAGGCCTTGGTCCCTTGTGCCCAAACTCCACGAAGGTGGCATAAAAGCCGGGGCCTTTTCTCTGCGCCCCGATGCGGGCTTTGGTGCGATTGCCTTTTTTCCTCATCGCTATTTTCAGCGAATCCCGCAGTATCCCGCTCCTGACCGGCACGTTAATCTTGGCCTGTTCGAGTATCGGCTGCGCCCCGGCCTTGATGATTTTATTCAGCCCCTCACCGCCGCCGTCGACAAAGGCATCCGCCATTTTAGTAATCTCATCCGTCAGCTCCAAAAAGCCTTTTGTTTCTACACTGGCCATCAGACCGCCTCCACATAGGACCAGGTCATGGACAGCAGGTAGTTGTTATGACTGCCCTGGGTGTATTCGTTGTCGCTGACATCCCGCTCATCCACAGGCGCGAAGCCCGCTGCGCTCATTCCGCTTCGGATGATCTGTACCAGGTCCAGGTAGTCTGTCTCCGAGTAGAGGTTCAGGTAGATGTAGTGTTTACGGCTCATCAGCGTGTCATCCTGCCACTGGTGGGGCAGGGTCATGGAGGTATACACAAAATACCGCGCCGGTGGGTCTGAGTCGCCCACCCATTTCTGGAAGTAGACCGGTACCCCCGTGCCGCTAAGCGCTGTCACCACGCTGCTTCTCACGCTCATGCCCTCACCTCCGTGTGCAGGTCAGTTCCACCCTGCCCAGTCCGACTTGGTAGGTCCTGGTCACTTTGTAAACGGTGGCGCCGTCCACCACCAGCATCTGGCCCCCGTAATCGTCCGCGTTGACCACATAGGCAATGTCCGCCCTCACCCCGGCCGCCTGCGCCGCGTAGAACTCCGTGCGCTTCACACTTTTTCTCTCCGCGTATACCTGCGTGTCCGTGTTGGTGGTGATGGCCACGCCATTGGCGTCAGGCGCTGTGGCGGTCGACCTGAGCGTAATTGTTTTATCCATTCTCAAGGCGACCACCCGTAGCCTTCCATGCGCCGCAGCTCGTCCGCTTTTTCCTTGTACTCTTCTGCGCACCTCGCAGACTCGTAAGGATCCGCCGCGAATTTCCACCTGGCGTATCGCTTCACAGCGTCCAGGCTGTGATAGTCCGTCTCGTCATTCGCTTTTGTCTGGGAGATACCGAGCCGAATCAAATCGGCCCGGCACTCTTCGACAGTATCCGTCAGTTCCTGGACAATATCGGCTGACGGATTCATCAGCCGCACCGCCCGCTTGATTTTGCTGAGGTATGCGGTTCCGACAGCCATATATCCTCCTTACAGGTACAGGTATAGTCTGATGGGCTCACCGTCCAGCGCGTCTGTCACCTTAAAGTTGTTGAGCGCGATGTCATCGGCTGATACCGCAAAGGTCGGAGCGGTTGCTTCCTGCGTGCCGTCTCTGACCGTGCGGGTATAGGGCGCTGCAGTCAATTTATACGGCAGGCCAATCTTGTCGCCAAAGGTCACGGCATAGGTCGCGCCAGCCTCTGTATGTTGGGGGATGGTGATGGACTTGATGGTTTTAAAGGCCTTTAACCCTGTTTTTTCCGCGCTTGCCTTTGCCAAGAAGGCGAAGGCTTCCTCGATGGGTTCGTTGTTGATGTTGGTGCCCCGCACCGTGATATTCCCTGCCACCACGCTGTCGGTCGTTCCGCCCGGTGCCACCACCAGGCAGCGGGCACAGGGCGGGTTAGTGATTTCTGTTTCCGTCACCACGTCTTTCGTTGTGAGCGCGGTAATGGCAGCGTGTACAGGGCCTGCAGCCGCGGCCTCCACCGCGTTATAATCAATCGCTGCAATCTTGACTTCCTGGGCTGTAAAGCCGTAGGCGTCAGTTGACAGCCTTCCTAAGTAAGCCATTTTCTACCTCCTTATGCGCCGGCTGTTAAGGTCTTTGCGCCTTTGACAAAGGCCTCAGGGATGGCGACATCAGAGTCGAACATGGCAGCGCCGCGGTAGTCAATCGCGTTATAGATAAAGCCGGACTCAGTGGACCGCGACACGGTGATGTCCTGGCTCAGGTTCGCGACGATGTTTTTAAAGGCGCCAAAGAACATATCACCATCAGGCACAAAGTCGCTGATCAGCACAGGGTAGCCCATGATGCGATAGATGGCACCGTCAGCCTGAGCAATCGGGTATTTGCCGTCATCGCGGATGGCCTGCACCTGGCTCCAGAAGGTTTTGTGGTTCATCAGGAATTTGGCAGTGCGGGCATAGCCGCCCTTGAGAAGTCCAACCAAAGACACCATCTCTTTGTAGGTGGGCTCGGCAGCTGACCAACTGACGGCGTTGGTCTTGTCAACCCAGGTGCGGGCATAGTCAACACCCTTGGGCATGGTCAGGCCGTCACCAAGGATCAGGTACTGCTCAATCTTCTGCGCCACTTTGGCGGCGAGCTGATCAGTCAGCCAGGTTTCAAAAGCGTTGATGGTCATGGTCTGCACGGTCTGGGAGATTCTCAGCAGTTTGACAATCTCATAGCCGCCCAGGGACACCACGCCCAGGGTATCAGGTGACGCGGTAATCAAGGCGGCCTCATCATGGAGGGAAGCGTCCTCGTTGGCGTCTTCAATGGCAAATTTCAGGTTGCCGCGCACGTGCAGCAGGGTCACTTCGCTCAGAAGCGGCGCCAGTTGAACGATTTTGGCCAGAATCTGGTCATGGGTCTGGGTGGGGATGGCGCCGGCCACGGAAGTTGATACCACTTCATTGGTGCGCTTTTCCACATCGCTTAGCTCATTGCCCTGCAGCCTTTTGAGCCAGCCGCTGCGAAACTCGGGAGATCCCACCAGCTGTTCGTTTGTCAGTTCCATATGTTTTTCTACCTCTCTTGTTTCAATGATCCTGTCAGGTACCCTCATGCCGCTGTTAAGTTCCAGCGCGGTTTGTTTGCGCTCTTCCAGGTCAGCCAGCTCAGCCCTGCGTTCTAACAGGCTTTTCTTTTCCACAGCGGCGGCGTCAATTGTTTCAATCGCCTCAGCACTGCGTACTTCCACATCAAGCTCTGCCAGTCGCTCATCAACTGCTTGCAGATTCATTTCTTTTAAATCCATTTAATTCACTCCTAAATAAAAGTATCTTGCTTTGTGTAAATCAAGTTCTCTCTGCCTCTGTTGCAACTCCTGCAACTCCACTTCAATCACTCCGTCGAAGTAAGAACGGGCAGATATCTCAGTTCCCGGATTTGCCGGAAGTGAAACCGCGCTCAAATCAAATACTTTGCGAATCTGTTTAATAATTCGCGTCCTGTTAAACTCGTCATATTCATCGTTCGCAACTGTGAACGCCCAAGACATTCGTGTAATCAACCCAGAAGATATGTCCTCATATAACTCTTTAGCGGCGCTACTTTTCGATAAGTCAGCAAACATAAATAAACCGTGATTATCTGGCTCAATCCCAAGCGAACCGTTTGACGTCCTCGCTCTAACTCGACCGCTATGGTCATACTGCATGATGACATCGCTCAAATCCGCGCCATCCAGCGCATGAGGGTCAATCATTTCTTTGTATTGTTTGCCCTCTCGTTCATACAAGACATATGGGTCATTGAACGTAGTTGCATACCCCTCCACATAGTAATCCGTCTGAATTTTTTTGCTCTCAGACGGGCTTAACAAAGGCATCGACCGGTATTCTCTATCTGTTTTTACTGGCATCCTCACCAACTCCTTCCGCATATGCTAATAACCACCCACCCGCTCGCTTTCTTTTGCCTTGACAGCATTTTGTAACGTTTTGCTGGTAAACACCAAGCTTTCTTGAAGCTTCTCCAGCCGAACAAAATATTTCACCAGTATCAAGGTTTATAACAGCCTTCGCTCTTTTTGCATTACTTTTATAGATACCAACTAAAGCTTTTTCCGCATATTCTTTGTTTCCCCATAGCAGTTTTGAAGATTCCCCTATTTTACGTTTCCGCTCATACGATAGACGCTTCCCTTTGTTGGCATCTGAAATTTTCTTTTTGGTTTCGTCAGAATGTGGGCCTTTAATAATTCCAGTTGTACTTGTTTTCATTTTTGCTCTGTACTCTGGGTTTTCCCATCTTTTTTTGAGTTTTTTTGATAACAAAGCGCGGGTCTCTTCGCTGAATTTTGCTGATTTGCCAGGAGGACCATCAATAGCGTTATAGCCGTTCGGAAGCAAAGTACACAGGCTTTTTATCCACATTCGTTCTTTTTCATCAAGAGACTCTCGCGTTTTAGCTGTGTCAATTACCTCAACAGAAAATTTATCAAACCCGTATTTTCTTAAAGCCCTATAGATTGGGTAATCATATATGTTTGAATGATTTTTGTGTTCGCGCCATCTTGACTCAACCGAAACGATCGTCTGCCCAATATATTTTTTACCGTTGGCAGTATTCGTTATGCAGTAGATTTTTCCGGTGCTCACTTCTCATCCTCCTCAGGTTCTGTTTCCGCTTCACCCTTCGGGTCCTGCCAAAACAGCGGCTCATCGCCCCAGGGCACAGGCGGCAGGTTCATAATGGCCCGCAGTTCATTGGGCAGCATCGTCTTCCTGTCAATCAGCTGAATCAGTTTCAGCTTGTTGTCCATGCTCATATACTGCAGCCGGTTTGATTCAAACATGATGGCGTTGCCGTAGCCGCGCTCCCGATCAGAGTAAATCTTATAAGTCAATTCCAAGCCCAAAGCAATCAAAAACGGCTCAATCTGCGCCGCGTAGAAGGCCTCCCAGGCGTCGCCCACCAGTTTGCTTTGAATGGCGTCCTCCGATACCCCAAAGTACCGATAGATGTTCAGCCGCAGCTCTTCCATGTTTTTGTAATTGGCAATGACCGGGTCCAGTTTCAGCGGCACAAAGTCCATGGAGGCATCTATCGCCGCGATGCCCGATTCGTTGCTCATCGCCATATAGTCCGCCACAAACAATTCCTTGGCCTTTTTAACATCCTCCGCCTTCACCATGCCTTTGGTAAACTTTAACAGTCCTTTTAAGTTCGCTGTGCTCTTGATGGCGTTCCCCATCCCCTGGGCGGTTGTGTCCATCAGGCTCAGGCTGGTGTTGATGGCGGCGTTGCTGTCGCCGTAGATGTCTGAGTCGTTGTAGTCTTTGCGCAGCACAGCCAGATCATC